AGGCTTCTGCCAGTTGCTGCATGCTCATCCGCTGCAGGGTTTCGGGGGTGTATTTCAAATAATATCTTACATAAGCCCGCAATACACGATATTTGTAAGACACGGCCTTAACGATGTCGTGGCGTTCACCTGCACCGGGCTTTTTTATCTCCGCAAGGCCTAAAGCTTTTCCATCTCACCATCCACCTTGTCTATGATGGAGCCTAACCAGTCGAACAGGCCTAATTGATATTTTGTAATCGTCCTAAACTCCTCATCACCGGCAATCCAGCAGTTATCTACAAGTGCCTTATCGAACTTAATGCTGCTGCCACCGCTAATGGTTCGGCATGCATCAATCACTTCCAGGTCGGGCGACTTCAACAGGCAGCTTTTGCCATCCTTTGTTTTGTAGTGATGTACATTGCCATGTTGCTTTTTGAATGCAGCTATTTGCTCTTTTGTAAATTCCATCCTGTTTAGTTTTTATAAACAAGCGCAGCCGGCCTGTGCCAACCGCGCTTGCAGTTTATCAATATTTAAAAAATCTCCTACTGCCCACTGCCTACTGCCTTAATTCCACTCGATGTGGCTGGGCAGCAATGTTAATTTTACCTCCGTTTTGGTTGCCGCCTGGGTGTGGCTTACCGGATTGTCGGTAAATTGGCAGTTGCGGATTTTGTGTGTAATGATTTTAGTGCTGTTTACCGGTGCATAGCTCACTACGATGTCGAAGGGAGCAATGTCTTGCAGGCGGCCTGTGGGCGATGCGGCACGTATGGCCTCTACCTCGCTCATCAGCAGCGACAGGCTTGCAGTGGGTTCTATGTTTCCATAGCCGCGCCCTACCGGCGTTTGCCCCATTCCATAAATATTTTCGATGGTTTGCTTGTCGTCGTAGTCGATGGCCGTAATACCAACTACCGGCACGCCGGCAATGTTTACTGTTATGTTTGCCCAGGCCGGCTCTGTGCCATTGATGAGTGGCGGTGTTCTAAGTCCGTTTATCATTGTTATCCAATTTTTGTGGTGTATCCAATTTTAACATTAAATATCCTGCTCACGCCCACAGGCACCTGCTTTATTACCACCTCTACGGTGGAAGTGCCCAGGATGTCCTGGTTGGGGTCGATAAGTGCTTTGTAGCCCGATAGCTCGCCACGGCGCTCCATCTGCTCAAGAGCACGGTTGGCCAATATTTCCAGGTAAGCTACGGCATCGGGTGCCAGCTTGCCGCTTTGGGCATCTACACGCACCGGGCCGCTAAGTTGCTGGGTAAGGTTGGCACGTATGCCGCGTATGGCCTTGTCGATGGTGCGCACCCGCTCTATGTAGTTGTAGTCGCTGGTGGCCAGGTCCAGGTTGTGACTGTCGTTGAGATAGCTGCCCGATATGCCTGTGTAGGTACGCAGGAATATGAACCGCTTTTCGTCCAGCGAAGTACTTCCGAACATCACGCTGTTGGCGGTATCGCTTACTTTTGTGCCATCCACAAAGCCGGGCACGTCAATGCCGGCAGGGAACTTTTGCACCCAGGCAATGCTTTCGTGTACCTGTGCCAGGCTTGTCATGCCCAGTACGGTGCCTATGCAGCTTACGCTCATGCCGAGCGCCTCGCGGATGGCAGCCACTGCAGCTCCTGCATCTTCGCCAATTACCACGCTCACGTTAGCCATTCCGCCGGTGCTCATGTCGGTGAGCGAAGCAAGCGTTTCTACGTTGGCAGCATAGAGGATGCTTAGTGGCATCTCCTCGGCTTCCAGGGTGGTGGCTATTGTTTGCAGGGCTGTAAGCGATGCGGCTACAAGATCGGCAGTGGGGTCATACACAGCCACCTGGCGCATGTCGCCACCGGCCTTCTGCTGCATGGCCTGCACCTCGTCGTAGTCGTTGTTCTCAGCTACCGTTTCGTACAGGCCTACATATACTTCTGCCCCGGGGTTTATTCTGAACACCTCCGACAGGTGCAGCCAGAGCACTTTCGTGCTCACATCGGCAGCGTCGGATGTAATGCCAAGCGCCTTCACCTCTGTAAGCGAGCTAACCTTGATGATGCGGTTGTCGGCAGCAAAGCCCGTAACGCCACTATCGGCGGTGGGCAGCGTGTCGGTGTAATACACAAAGCCGCTTACGTGATCTTTTCCGGGCAGTGTTACGGGTATGCCGCCCTGCCCTTTGGTGAATGTTATTTTTCCCATGTCGGTTTACGTTTTGTCGGTTGGTAATTCGTTGTGTTGCTTAGCCGCTTTTTTCGTTTTGGCGGCGGGGCGTGCCGCTTCGCTGCGCAGTATCTTGCGCAGCTTAGGGCGGGCGTTGTAGCACAGATACACCTGGTCGTTAGGCTCGTCGTACCACACAGCTTTAGCCTGCGGGAAGTTGGCAAAGGCCTGTTTTATTTTATCCATGATGCCTCACTGATTTTTTGAAAAATAATACCTTGATAAGCGATGCCAGCATGTCGGCGGCCTCATCCACCATGCCCAGGGCATCGGCCTGCAGATAGGCTTCTACAAGTTCCAGAAACTCATTTGCCAGTTCGGGGTTAAATCGTTCCAGGGCCTTGTAGCCCTCCTCTAATCCCTTCTCAAGCACCACGCCATCCAGCATCTCCCAGATGCCTTTTAGCTTGATAAGCTCATCCAGGTGAGCTGCCAGTTGTTTGATTTGTTCGTTTTTCATTGTTGTACTTTTTTAATATTAAAAATAATGAGCAAGTCGCCAATCCTTTATTATAAGGGAAAGGCCAACTTACCCATTCATTCTATGTATGACGGTGTCATTCCCAGTTTTATTTCCAGAGCCCTGAGCTTCTCTATGGTGAGGTCGGGCTCGTATATGAATATGTCGAATTTGTCGTTATCATGTTTAAGCCGCATGGCCCAGCACTTGCGCGTATCATGTGAAATAAGCAAATAGCTGTTGTGGGAAAGAATACTACTTTGCAAATAAAGCACTTGTTTCCTGTAATACATTTTCGCGACGCTAGGGTAATCGTTTGTCTTTTTAATAGTTTTAAAATTGCGGTTCATGCACTCGCGCTGGTAGCGCTCGTAAGTGAAGATGCCCGGGTCAATATCGAGGGTTAATTCGGTGTCGTTATATGCTGACCTACATTTCATCGACACCCTGCTTTTCCATCCCAGGCTCAGGTTTCGCTTGCCATCGAAGCTGTATTGCAGCACAGCCTTGTAGCGCGCGGTGCGGCCTGTCTCTTCAAACTCTGCCAGAAAAGCCTCCTCGGTAGCATCTAATGCCTTTATCTCTATTGCCGGGTGTCCGTCGGCGCGCGTGAATTTTACAAGTGCCATTTTGTTTGCTTTGCTACTTTTGCTTTAATGTCTCTTTAATGTATTCAGTCCTGCTCCAGAAGCTTCCAGGCTCGCCTTCGTCGATGTAATCCTTGTAAGACTTTGTACCCATGTACCCTACGCCGAAGAGGTACAGATCGACGTCATCGGCAGTTATCAGCACGCGGTCACCCGGCTTGGTGCGCGCGTTGTGCACGGTTGCGATATATGTTTTATTACCGATTTCGTAGATTAATCGAACCCCGTGTGTAGTAGTCGTTTCGAGATAAAGCCCGCCTGTATCGCGCACTATTCTAAAGTACTTACCCGTGTAAACCACCCCTTGATTTTGCTCGAAGAACTCCCTATCAACAGTCACCTCATGCGTTGCGATAACTATCGACCTATCCCAAGCGGATTGTGCCGTGGCGGTAAAAGTTATGTTAGTTTCGTCGTTTTCCGGGAGCGTGTAAAGATAAGTTACCCAGCCCTGCCCGGTCACCCAGCGCTTTACTTTTTCAAGCGTGCCGCTGCCGGTGTGAGTGAGGGTTACATTTTTCAGGTTTTGTTCGTCTATTGAAATAAATAACTGATTACCCTCTTTCACTTTAATAATCGAAGGCGCTTCGATGCCTAGTTTGACAGCAGCAAGCTCGTTATCAATCGTTAATTCAATTTGCCTGACTACGTGCGTCACTTCGTAGGTGTATATCGACAGCGTATGCCAGGTGAGCGCTGTTTCTTTATTAGTTATGTAGTTGTATGCCTGTCCGCTGAGTTCATAGAACTTATTCGACTGCGTATCGTAGATGCCTACCCGCATCACTTCTCCAGGCGCGAAACCGGACACGCCAGAGGGCGAATCGTTTCCCATTGCGGCTACAAAAACAGGATCAGAATAGATTTTTGTAGCGCCATAACACCTGTTTGCTGATCCGTAAACAAATATGTAATCCTCTGCATCGGCAAAGTCGGCGGTGATGCCGCTAACCTTGATAAACGCTGGGTTTGGCTCCGTCTGCCGGTAAAGCAGCTCCGGGGCCGGTGGCTGCGCAAAGAGCGCAGAGGTGAATACTGCAAGTAGCAGTAGCATGCTAAATTTAATTCTTGTTAGTAATGTCATTGTCTCTTGTGTTTGATTGTGAATATTCCTCTAACTTCTTGTCGATCCGTTTGCTGTCGCTCGACAGCGCAACTATCTTCTTACGCAGATTGTCGATCTCAGACTTGAGCTTGTTGTTCTCATCACCAAGCTGATTCATGCTCCGTTTGAGCTTGTCATTTTCACCACCAATCTGATCTACACTCTGCCTGAGCTGATAGTTCTCAATGCTGATCTTATTGATGTCAGCCTGCATCACTTGCAGCTTTTCAGCGTAGCTCTCTGCCAGCTGGCGCCATATCTCTACAGCTTTCTCGATGTTGTCGAGCTCTATGGTTCGCGTTTGTGCAACGTTCTTGCGCCTGCCTGCTATCCAGCCAGCTAAGCCGGTTATTACGCTAAAGAGCGTTGTGATTACCAGTTCCTTCATCCGTTTCATTGTTTTTTTTAGAATAGCTCCCGCCCTTGTGGCGGGAGTCTTCATGGTTTCTCTTTTGCTTTACGCCATCGCCCCGATCTTACTTGCCTGGAAGGGCAGCGCGATAAAGTAGTGTCGATAGTTTAGTAGGTTGGCCTGATTCTTCGGGTCGGTACCTGCAGGGCTGAAATACTGTTTTGTAAGCCCCGTTTTTTTAGCAATGTTTTCTTTCACAAAAGCCACAGAGGCTTGCAGATCAGTACCTCCAATAGCAGCTCCCCAGGCTTTTTTGGCACCCGCAGCTGTGTAATAAGGGTTACCCGCATAGCGATGTATTTCAAAGCCAGCAATCAGCGGAGCGGGCTTGCCGGCAGCATGGTTTATCAGCAGATCGGCGAACCGATCGCGGTCGAGCAGCAGGTCGTTCCAGTGCTTTGGCGACAGCACCAGGCGAATAACATCTTCTTCAAATCCGGCTTTGTCGCATTTGTCTTTAAAGGCGATCAGGTCGGCATAGGTGAGCTTACCTGCTGTGAGGCTGTGCAGTGGCGTGGCGGCAGCATTGCCGGCGGGGGCAATGGCATGAATCGCTTTGCGGTACTTGTTGCTTGCGATTGCGTGCACATGGGCACGGGTAACGCTGTCGATCTTCGGGTACGATGCGCCAATGATGGCGTCATCGGTGAGCGAAGTAACTTTAGTCTGATACTTATCGAGTGTGATCTCGATAGTATCGTCAGCGTAGTTCTGCACAGGGATCGGATAGGTTGTGTTGTTGAGCAGCACATCTACTGCGAAGTCGGTAGCGGCTACGTAGATTTTGTTTTGCTCCGAGAGCTGGCCCTCGTTTATCTGTGTTACATTCACATCCAGCTCGCTGATCCCGTCGAGGAAGCTCGCTTTATCGGTGTTGTCGAGATTATGGATTACTCTGTTCAGCCATATCTCCGGAAAATTTTGAGGCATATCGTTTTTCGTTTTTTTGGTTAATTACTTCATTGGCTGTTGCACCAGTGCCTTGTAAGCATCAAGGTTTTCTGTTTTCCACTGCAACTGTGCCTGTGGGGTGAGTTTCTGAAACTCATCCATCGTCATAGCTGCTCCGCTGATGGGGTGCAGGCCGGTGCCCAGGCTTGCTTTTCCTGTAGTGACAGTCAAGTGCTGCTCGGCAAGCTGATAGTCGAATTCGGCCATCTTCATAAAATGTTCGCGTTTGTCGGCAGTGATTTTGCCGGCTTTGATGGCAGCATCTACCAGAGTAGCGTTGCGCTGCGCAAGGCGTGCAGTTTCGGCATCTTTGTCTTGTTTTTCTTTAAGCTCAAAGGCTGCCACCTGCGCGGTAAGGGTCTCGTTTTGCTTACTCATCGCCAGTATAGCGGCATTGATTTCGGCAGCCTGCAGGTTCTCCACCTGTGCGGCTTCAAATCCCAACACAGCCAGTGCCGCAAGGGATAATTGCATTGTTTGTTTGTCCATTTTTGTTTTAAAATTATGTTCGTTGTTGTTTAGCGACATACAAAGTTGATTCACATCCTCCAATTTCATCAGCTGTCCTTCGGTGTTGTAAAGCTTCAGTGCATTCTTGTTCGACGGAACGGCTACAATGCTTGCTTCGAGCAGTTCGCATTTGGTAAGCACGAGCTGCGATCCACGCTTTTTCATATCGTCAGGACTAAACTTGATACCGATTGAGGCGCCGCGGATGAATCCGCCATCGACCTTTGCAGCAATCTTTTTTGCATTTTCATCGGATGTATCGAAAAACGGCACTGCCGACAGCCTGTTGGTTTTGTCAACTATGATGTCGTCCCAGGCACCCAGCACACGCTCATTGTCATTCACATGTCCGTCGAGCATCACCGGGTTGGCTTCAAACCGGGCCGTGTCGATACCTTCCGTTGATACGACGAAACCATAGCTGTTGATGCTTTCGTCTGACAGAATAAACCGTTTCTTTTTTTTGAATATGCTCACTGATGCGCTATTTTTTTATTAATAAAATCAGCAGCAAAAAAACAGTACGCTTCCATGCTGTGCAAATTATTGTAACACAGTGTTACAACCTTGTAAAACAGCCAGACAAATAATTGCACGGTAGATTATATGATATGACTTTTGCGCATATATGAAGAACGCAAAACGAACCAACAAATCACAGCTCCGCACACTTGCAGAGAAGATGTACGTTGAGGAATGCCTCACGGCTAAAGCCATTGCCGACAACCTGGGTGTGTCGCAGCAAACCGTCGGGAGATGGAAGCAGGGCATTGGCAAACATAAAGATTGGGATACGCTGCGCGAGGAGTTCAAGCGTTCGCCTTTTAATCTGCGCAAGCTCATCAACGACGAGCTGGCACGCCTCACCAACGGCGAGGAGGCGCAACTCGACATGAAAGCGATAAACGATGCTGTGAAGGTGCTCAACGCAATGAGCAACCGGGTATCTGCCGAGGTGGTTTATTCCGTATTCCGCGAATTCGACACATGGGTAAGCGGCCAAGACCCACAACTCGCTATCGTCTTTACCGACATGCACAAGCAGTTCCTCATTCACAAGGTTTCAGAAGAGGAGGGCAAATGAGCCTCACAGGTGGCACCAATCCGGCAGGCGAGCGGCTTATAAAGCGCTACATAGCGCATTGCCGCCGCATAGCGCTCGCTACTACTATCGACATCAACGAGAAGCTGGCCGAAAAGGTAAAGCGACGCAAAGCGCTCGAAGGCAACTATACCGCGTGGTTTGAATACTACTTTCCGAACTATGCAAAAGTAAAGTGTGCTACTTTCCATCGCCGCCTGGCTGATACGGTCATCAACAACCCTTCGTTGCGACTGCTGGCTGAGATGTACCGCAGCGCTGGCAAATCGGTACACATCGACTTAGGCCTGCCGCTCTACTTATACCTTGCAAAAAAAGAGCTGCGATTTATGCTGCTGCTCGGCGAAACGGAAAACAAAGCCAAAAAGCTGCTCAGCGACATCAGCGCACAACTGGCGCACAACAACCGCATCATTAACGACTACGGCGACCGCACCGGTACCGGGTCCTGGGCCGATGGCGATTTCCTTACCGGCGACGGGGTGCGCTTTATGTCGCTCGGCTTCGGGCAAGACCCTCGTGGCGCACGCGAGAGCGCCGACAGGCCTGACTACATCGTAGTGGACGACTGCGATACCAAGAAGCACGTAAACAGCGACCGCCTCATGCGCGAAGACGTCGATTTTATAACCGAAGACGTGTGGGGTTGCTTCGATGCTGCTTCCGGCAGCCGCGAACGCTTCATCTTTGCTAACAATAATTTTCATAAAAACGGCATCACCAACCGCCTGAAGCTCTACTTTAATGAAGTGCTGAAAAAGGGCGAGGAGACCGGCACAGCAGTGTTTAAAGTGCTCACGGTTACTGCCGTCAACAATATCCGCGATTTCAAGCCATCGTGGCCTGAAAAGACCGACGCGGCCTACTGGCGCAGCAAGTTCAACGCTATGCCTTATCGCAGCTTCATGCGCGAATACATGCACACACATATCGAAGACGGCGCAGTGTTCAAGCATGAAGACTTGCGGTATTGCAAGCCGCTGCCGCTCAAAAAGTACGACGCCCTCTGCTTCTACGGCGACCTGTCATACAAAGCCAACGCCGACTACAAAGCGATGGTGCTGATAGGCAAAATCGGCAGAGAGTTTCATATCATCCTGACCTACCTGCGACAAAAAAGCCGTGCCGACTGTGCCCGCTGGCTCTACGACATGTACGAGCAGCACAAGCTGCATCAGTATAATATAAGGTATCTCATCGAAGGCCTCTTTGCACAGGATGAATTTGTAAACGACTTCGATATCGAAGGTGAAAAGCGCAACATGTACATCCCTGTGGTAGCCGACAAACGGCCAAAAGCCGATAAGTACGACCGCATCGAAAGCCTAAGCGGATACTGGGAACGAGGCTGGTGGCTATTTAATGAAAAAGACGCAGGCGACCAGCAAACGCTGATCGACCAATTCCTGGCCTTCGAGAAAGGCAGCAAAGCGCACGATGACGGCCCCGACGCCTGCCACGGTGCCACCGCTAACCTCAACCTGCGCACGCGCAACAACAATGCAAAATATAGCTTCGGATTACGCACCAACCATAGATATTAATACAAATGTTTGCACAACAAGACGACTTAGGTCAAACCATCTACAGCTACCAGGTAGCACAGATCACCGAGGGCAACGACACACTTGTGACGCAAGCCCTCCTCACCGCCGAGGAGGAGGTGCGCGGCTACCTCTCCGAGAGCAACCGCCGTGAGCACCTCGACGGCAGGCTGCACTACGATGTGACAGCCATTTTTGGCGCTGCCGGCAGCCAGCGCAACGCACTCCTGCTCACACTCACGCTTACTATAGCAAAATGGTACATCGTAGAGCTTTGCAATGCCGACATAATATATGAAGTAGCAAAAGAGCGCTACGACCGCGCCGTGGCGCTTCTCAACAAAATTGCCAAAGGCGATATAAACCTTGCAGGCCTGCCGCTCATCACTCCATCCGATGACCAACCCTCCGGCTGGCGCTACGGAAGCCGCCCTAAATTCACACACGAATAAGACATTACAATGAGCAAAAACAGAAACGTAAAGACGTACAACCTGCCCCGCGCAAGTAGGAGCCAGGCGTCTCAACAGGCCACCCTTTCGCAATCGCCCATAAAAAGGATAAGTAAAAAAAATACGCTGCAGATTATGGGCAACATCGTGCCCAAAGCTACTTCGCGCCTGCGCCTCGATGTAGCTGTATGGAAGTCGGCTCTACAGATGGCCGAGAACCCCGACAATCAAAAGATGTATCCGCTGCACAATCTTTATAAGGAGGCAAAGATAGATGCCCGCCTCACCTCACAGATTCAAAACAGGAAGCTTAAAGCAACCGGCAGCGGATTTGTGATCAAAAACCTAAAAGGCGATGTGGATGATGAGCTTACCGCAACGCTGTCGAAAAACGACTTCTTCAACACCATCATCTCGCACGTCTGGGACACCATCACCGACGGGCATACCCTCCTCGAGTTCGACTACCCAATCGACCGCTATACCTGCTCCCTGATACCCCGGCAAAATGTGGTGCCCATCGCCGGCTTGGTGCTCAAAGATTACACCGACGACAAGGGCATCAAGTACCGCGATGCAAAGGAATACGGCAACTGGCTCATTGAGCTTGCCCGACCTGGAGAGTTGGGATTGCTAAACAAAGCTGTGCCGCATGTCATCTTTAAGCGCTTTGCGCAAAGCTGCTGGAGCGAGCTGTGCGAGATATTCGGCATACCGCCGCGCGTGATGAAAACCAATACCGCCGACACCACAGCCCTCAACCGTGCCGAGCAAATGATGAAAGACATGGGCGCCGCCGCCTGGTTTATCATCGACGACACCGAGAATGTAGAATTTGCCAACGTAACATCGACCAATGGCGAAGTATATGAAAACCTCATCAAGCTCTGCAACGACGAGATTAGCCTGCTCATAAGCGGCGTGGTGCTGGGACAGGACAGCAAGTTTGGCAGCAAGAGCAAAGAATCGGCATCCATCGACGTGCTGGATGACGTGGTGAACGCCGACAAGCGCATGATAGAGCAATACATGCAGGACAAGGTGATGCCGGCGATGTACCTCATCGGCTTTGTGCCATCCGCTGACCTGGTGTTTGCCTGGGATCAGGTGGCCGACATAGCGGAGCTGTGGACACGCACTAAAGAGGTGCTGCCTTATAAAAACGTGGACGACGACTGGATTCGCGACAAATTCGGCATAGAAGTTACCGGCGACCGCCAGCCGATGACACAACAATTCTCGACACCGCCAAGCGATTTTTTCTTTTAAGCCCCGACTTGCGGCGGGGCGCTGAATACTTCAACGCTTTCCACAGCGCTACCAAAGCGCTCTATGGTATTAGCGCCGGCTCTCCGCCTTTAGGGGGCTGGGAGGCAGCATTGGCTGCCGGCGAGGGTAAGTTTCAACAAATTTTAAAAGCCGCTGAAAAAGCTTTTAAACGGGTTTTTAAGGATGGATACAAACCCGAAGACCTTTTCGAGAAGAAGGAGTTCGCAGACCTTATCACCGAAACCAAGGCCGCCTTTAACCCGGCAATCGAGTTTGTGCAATCCGATGTACTTAAAAGCTACCTCGACCAGGATGCATTTATCTTTAGCGGACTGAAAGCACACAAGCAACTTAGCCAGGCGCGCAGCCTGCTCAAGGATGATAAAGGAGCCATAAGGCCTTACCACCAGTTTGAGCAGGAGATTGTGAAACTCAACAACAGCTATAATAAGCTCTACTTAGAAGCTGAATACGAGTTTGCCGTACACAGTGCCCAGAGTGCCGACCGGTGGAGTAACCTGCAGGAAGATACCGACCGATACTGGCTGCAATACCGCACCGCACAGGATGAGCGTGTGCGCGAGGATCATGCCGCCCTAGCAGGAACCACCCTACCCAAAACCGACCCTTTCTGGAACGAATATTACCCGCCTAATGGGTGGCGCTGCCGATGCGTGGCAGTAGAGGTGCTGGCACGCGACAACGAGTTATCGAGCAGCAAAGAGGCGATTAAAAAAGGTGAGACCTCTACCACCCAGATTGGCAAAAATGGCAAAAACAAAGCTGCTATGTTCCGCTTTAATCCCGGAAAACAACAGAAGCTATTCCCGCCTAAGAATAGCTACGTGCCGCGCGGATGTGGTGGTACGCTGAATATTACCAACGCCGCGTTCCTGGCACTGGATGATGAAGCATGCAGGGCTAAAAAGATCATTGAGGAGAAGGTGAAGAAAAATCAAAATAAACATATCCAAAAAAATTATGAACAAGCCACCGAATTTGGTAATAAAAGTAAAGCTATTGCCAGGGAACTTGGAATAAAAGTTACACCCGTTAACCTGAAAAAGCAAACCCGAATCATCGAAAAGGCAAACCTTGACTATGGTGGCGATATTAGCAAGGTAAATGACATAGTTAGAAACACTTTCGTTGCAAGCGGCGATAAGATTGAAAAAACAATACAGGCAATTTCTAAAAAATTTGAAGTGGTAAATATTAAACGCCAGATCACCCCGGAAGGCTATACAGGAGTACTTATGAACGTGAAGCAAAATGGAGTAATAATGGAATGTCAGGTAAATACACCT